TTGTTGCACCATTGGCTAGATAAGGTGCTATTGACAATGCGCTGTCTGGTACAGCTCCTGCAAAGCCTACCACAGTACCATTGGGAATGGTAACGCCTGTAAAGTTAGCCACACGTGCGTAAGTTTCTAAACCAATCTGCTGTGTAACATCGTACTCCATACCAAGGTCAAGCGTTTGGTCTGCTTGGTTCCAACCCATGCGCCCTATTTGATTAGTGTGTGGTGCATCAACTTCAAAGTCAAGATAGTTGGTGTTTAACGTATTACTGTTAAGCCGTGGTGGTGTTGTTTCCAGTTCTTGTAACTGTTTCTGCAACTCTGCCACTTCACTAACCTGACAACACATCTGAGTCTGCAAACCTTCTATTTGCTTCTGCAACTCTGCTATCTGCGACTCTTGGGTTGACCCAGCAGCATATGCCGCAAAACTAACAGGCGTAGGGTCAATGCTGTGTATGTCAATGTAAGGTTGAGTGGGTGGACCAACTTGCAAATCTAGCAACGATGTATCGTTACGTCCACCACCAGTCAATACAAACAAGTTCAGAAAGAACCGATACCATTCACGCGAGATTAATCCTGACCGTTCATCAATGATCGGCACCCGTGGTGCAATAATATTTGTTTCGTTTAATGGACTAGGCATTGGTTCCGCTGAGTTGTAGTTCAGCACCCACAATAGCAATTTTCACAGGATCAGTGCCAGATAGTTCATACACACGGTCACGCAGTTTAAGCGTCATACCCAACCTACGCCAAAACACACGGCGATAGAATTGACCGATTTTACCCATGGTTGCCCAATGTTCATTAGACCAAGTGTGACCACCATCATCTGACCAGCGTAGCATAACTTCAGGATCACTACCTTGACCTAAATTTAAACCTACACCCGATTCGCAATCGAGTTGAAGGCTATGTTGTGCGGTACGTTTGAGGTTGTTTTGACCAGTTGGTAACGCTCTCCATGAGCGCAACCATTTTTGAATTTGACCGTTATCAGCGTAGGTGTCAAGGTCAAAAGCGTATATGTTGCCAGACTCAAAATCACCTACGATCACATCACCATTAAATGCCATTTGGCAGTTGCTACGGTGCCGAGTAAATGCGCCATTCTCAAACCCTGCACGTTCATGCCATGCTTGGGTAGATACGTCATACACCCATGTAGTGTTAGCCGATGGAAAAATCAGCACATAAAACGCATGACCGTCTTGTTGGTATGTGTATGCAATTGCATCTGACAAATTAGAGTATTGCTGGATTTGCCATTCAACAGCATGAGTACTGATACGTTGACCAGTGTATCCGTTAGCGCGATATACGATACCTTGTCCACGAGCGTCAGCACCTAGCCAAAACAAGCCGTTGTCGAGTTTTGCAATCGAATATGGGGCTACACAGCCAATTTCGTTAAAAGCGCCTTGGATGCGCTGTAATGGAAAATCAGCAGCACCAGCATCGTACCAAACCTCAACTGAGTTGGTACCAAACACCCATGCTTCACGATGGTCAATGATTAAGCCTGCTACACCATCAGGTGCGCCTTCTGCACTGGCAAAATCCAATGGATCAATATCAGTACCATTCAGCAGGCTTGTAACCCATATACGCTGACTGTTTGGTTCATTGAACACAAAGTAACCATCAAGGTATCCAACGGTTACAGCACCTGGGAAGTCAGGGTCGGTAATCTGCTGAAACACATTGGTCGTATTGTTGTAAATGAAACTTGGACCATTGCAAGCTATGAACACTTGTGTACCATTGTCGGCAATGCTGACTGGACCAGTGCCGCTAACATTACCAACTTTAGTAGCAACGTAAGACGTATTGATTTTGTACAGTTCATTGCCCGATACAACAAACGCAACTGCGCTTGCATTAGAGAATGTCCATAGTCCACGAATGGGACCTACGCCGATTGTTTGAGTAAACTTCAAACCTGGTGCGCGTTGCAAAAACGCAGGTTCTTTTCCTGCTTCAGGTATTATTTCTGGAAACAGGTTCACCATACGAGCATCCGCAGCATTAACGCTACGGGTAACGTAGGTTGAGCCAAGAATGGGTGTCTTCATTAATAGTTACCAGCGTAGATGTTAAACCGTTGACGAGTTGCCACAATAGCGTATGGCATGGACATTACATCGTCGGGGTTGTTAATGCGTTTTAGGTTACGCTTGCTTGTCATGGCAATACGCTGTACTTGTGGGCTTGGTTCTACACCAAATTCAGGTGCAATTTCCATAGCCAAGTTGTAAGTAAACGCACGTAAATAACCTGGTGGAAAGAACAAATTAGTTGCAAGCGTAGCGGGATTATCCAACTCTTGCACCGATATGAAGTGCCACTCCAAGTCTCTAGTGGGACGTGGGTAAATAGTCATCGTAACGTCAGGAAACGTCATGTTTACGAAAATGACTTGCGGATAAGTAGACGTTACCGTTTTGACTGCAATACCGTCATACTGCTGTTGATTGATAAACTTAATACCAAACGAAACGTTAGTACCTGGGTCACGGTAGTATGTAGCGTCATCAAGCAGCACAGGACGCAAACCAATAAAGTCACCACTAGGACCAAGGGTGCGTGTAATTAAACCAGCAGGCCATGTAAAAATTTGGTCTTGTGTGCTAAAAACAGACAACCGTTCAGTATTCCAACTGTCGATCATTTGGTTAAGCGCCATCAGACTGTCTTGCATAACAGCCGCAGATGTGGTTTCGCCTTCAGCCAATACACCAATCAACCGCAATGCTCGGTTAATTTGATCGCCAGCAGTATAAACAGCCATTTTAATTTCCTTCGTTTGTCGCCTCAGTCTCTGCGACTTTACGGGTGTATTTGCGCTTTACGGCAAGCAGGTTAACCGTTTCTTCGACAATCGAAGGCGTAGATGGATTGTATATCGTCCAGCCATTTTCTACATCACATTCAGCTTCTAAATCTGAAATTGCAACCTTGGTGCCGTGAATGGGATGATTAAGATAAATGTGCATATTAAAACGGGGGTGATTAGCCCCCGATACATTAGGCAGTAATGCCGATGTTTTTCAGTGCAACTCGAAGAGCGTTAATAGCAGTCGCTAACTCAGTACCAGAAGCGGTATTGGTAACGGCTGTGATTGCAGCAGCTTGAACAATTGGTGTAACGCCGTAAAAGCCAGCAGTACCGCCAGCCTTACCCATAATTGCACCATCCAGTTGCTGATCTTCGTATGCAACGCCAATAGATTTGGTATTAGGCATGATTCATCCTTAAAACAGGGGCCGAGGCCCCATTAAATTTAACCAATGCGATAGCAAGTGTAAGTACCGTCGCCTGTTTTACGAGCGCGGAAAATAGCACCAAAACCGGACGCAGTGGTTAAGCCAGAGCCAACTAAAGTCCAACCAGTATTGACAGTCAGTGTAGCCACACCAGTGCTGGTAGACATAACGACAAAGTCAAATGTGCTGCCAACTTTAGCGCTGCTGATTTCAGCATCTACACCACTAACACCAGTTACAGCAGGAAGCTGAAGATTGTTAGCATTAGTTTGTGTATAAAGAATTATGCCGCCTTCCAGATCAGCAACTGTCAAAGCGGCAGTTGCATTAGCTGTATAAACCGCAGGTGCTGGAGCGTAGCCCAGAATAACTTCATTCAGATTGCCGTCACCAACTTGATAACCGCCGCCGCCATTAGGTAATGCCATGATAAATTCCTTTAAATAAGATGTAAATTAACGCCCCCGAAGGGGCATTAGGTTTAGCCCCAGATACGGCAAGCCATCTGTGGACGAATGGTGCTGTAACCGTACAGTACGTCAATACGGCAAGGCATACGGTCATTGTTGATGTCATACTGACGAACAACGCGCAAGCTGATACCGTTATGGACAGCACGAGCAGCCATGTCTACACCTTGGGGCAACAACAAGTCAGCAGTTGCAAAGGTAATAGCATCCTTGTGGTAAACCAAGTTCTGAGCGTATTGACCAGAAGCAGCACCTAAGAACGTTACAGATTTACCAGTTACAGGTAATGCAGTCATGGTAGCTAAAGCATGGTTAGCCGAGTACATGGGAGCAACGGTTACAGTCCAAGTACCAGACGATGCGGTAGCATCAGCCAAGGCAACAAACTGGAACAATGAACCAGTAGACTCACGGGTTTGTGGGTTAACTGCGTAAGAATCAGCAACAGTAAACACGTCACCGGCTTTAATGGTTGTGGTTACAGAACCTTGTTCCAACAGAATAGTTGAAGCACCTTCGGAAGTTACACCAGGTGTCTTAACCAGAGTAGAAGCAGAAGCGTCACGAGTACCATTGGTATGTTGTTTGATTGATTGAGACATATTGATCTCATCAAAGCCCAACACGCCAGTGCCCATCATGCCATTGCGGAATTGTTTGCTGATAGTGTCTGTAGGATTAAACAGACCCTTCATACCTTCAACCAAACCAGCGTTAGCAGCAGGGTTTACGGTAGCGTAACGTGGGGACATTACAGCAGCAGCTTCGTTCAGTTTCTGTTGGGCTTGCAACAGCACCAAAGAAGTCGAAGGAGTAGTACCAGGAGTACCAACAGAGTTACCGATTACTTTGTAAGCGTTAGCAACGTCAGCATCAATGCTGGATGCCAATTGGCTAATACGTGGCTTAAGCACACGTTCCGCAAAGTCGTCCAATTGCATAGTCAATTCAGCAGAGGTGAAGTTAACACCGATGTGCTTTTGGTTGGCAACAGACAAAGTGGTGAACTGTTCGTTGTCGTCCTGAACTTGCAGGGCGGCACCATCAGTTACCAAAGCGCGGTCAGGTAAACGGATACGCAATGTAGAACCAATCTTAGCGCCTTCAACAGCGAAAGAGTCGTCATATTGACGGTTCACGTTACGGGTTAATACAAGGTTGTTCTCCAGAATTTCCAGAGCCTTGCGGGTGATCATGTCGATCGTTAGGATACTATTTGACATATTAAAAGTCCTTAAAAGTTAGCGATTCTGAGCTTCCCACTTCTTCCGCTGTCTTGCACGTTCAGCTTCAATCCACTGCGAATCCGTCATAGCCTTGGTAGACCGTGGATCAGTAGTGTCAAAAGCTGGCGACCCAGAGGATCGTGCAGTTACTGGCGAAATCGGCGCTGGCGCAGATGTTGTTTTCTTAACCGGGGGTGACGAAGCTAATTTAGCCTCAATCTTCCCAATCTCCTTTGCCTGACTGAGTGGCGTCATGCGCGAGATACGTTCCGCATCTTTTGGATTTGAACCGAGATAATAAGCTAACTCTGGTCCAATATCTGAAGACTGGATTGTTTCAGCCATCACGTTTGTAATTGACAGCTTGGGATTGTATGCGACTTGTTCAAAATCATCATACTTATCTCTTGCTGATTCTTCACGCTCCTGATAGCTTTCAAGAACTTGCGAGTGCTGCTTAGCGGCTTCACGTTTAGCAATCAATTCTTCGGCTTTCTGGTATGCCAATGCTTCCGCATAGGCTTCAGGAGACTCGTATTGATCAACGGTTGCCGTTGGTGCAGCTCTAACGATTTGCGTTTCCGCAGCCCGTTGTGCTTGCTCTCGTTCCCACTTACGCTGCTCTCTTGCAAGGCGTTTGCCAATCATCGCGTCAATATCAGTTTGAGAGTACTTTTTTTCCTCTGTTGCTGAATCGTTTTGATTCTCGACTACTTCCGGCGCGTTCATCGCATTTTCAGGAGTGGCCGTCACTTCCGATGCTGGCGCGGAGTCAACTTCCGCTAAGGTTTGGACTTCTTCAGTCATTCATGAATCCTTCGATTCCCCGGTCTACTGGGCCGGTACAGTCCCTACATTATGCGCTAAGGCGGCGCTTGTCAAGAGTTAGCCAAGAGTGATTGTTCCACCAGCATCATCTTTGTAAAAAATAACATTAGACCCTGTGTAATAAATCATTGACTTCAGCGCGGTGTTTGAGTTCGTACCGTCGTTCAATGAATTGTTAAGGCCGCCTGGAAACCATCCCGATCTGTCAAGAAAATACAAACCTTGATTCCCGTTAAATTGAAGAAGGGATGGTGCGCCCATGTCAGCAGATTTGTATGTTTTGATGTAATCAAGTTTGTTTCCAGTAGCTATTGCTGGTGTTTGAACAGCAGTGCCAATGCCTGTATATGTTGAAAACAAATACTCTGTGCCACGAACTGAATTATTGTTAAATTTTATTCTTTGGCCTACGTTTGTACTTGTGTCATAAATTACCAAAGTGGCATAAGTGTTCAGTGTGGTAGCGCCACTAAAACCTGTCTCGTTGAACGATTTTCCATTGAAATTATTTCCGCTAATATCAATGTTACGAACCAATTGATTGATAACGTAAACGCCAATTTTGTAATCTTGAACAGAATTGTCGCAAAAACTGATATTTTCTTGCTCAAACAATGGAAACACAGTACTGGTTGCGCTGGTATAAATGCGAAACGCAATTTGATACAAACCAGATGATGCAGCTTGTGGTGGAAATTGAACACTGTTTCCACGAACACTAATATCGCGCATTGAATCAACAGTATTAAACCAAGGACGGGAAGGATAGTAATTTTCTAACCCATCACTATCCACAGCAATAACCGCCACAGCAGCTTGTGATGCAATACCTTCTGGCGCATAAATTGTGTTGCCAACTACGTTGACTTCAAATGAAGGTACAGTTATAGAGATTGCAAAAGCATAATTGGCAAATACGTTTCCTGTAATTTGCACATTACGAGAACGAATTTTTACAATTACTTGGTAACAAACAACTGGTGAGTCGGTGTAAAAATAATTGTCGCAAATGTCAACGTCTATACCAGACGCATAAACAGCATGTTCGGATGAATTGTAGACATTGTTGTCGTTAAATTTCCAGCCCCGACCACATCGCTTAACAGCACCAATGCTAGAAGTCCAAGTGTCTGTTTCAATTTGAGTCGGCAAGGTGTAAGTACCTTCTCCAGCCACACAATCGTCGCACCACTCAAAGTAGTTTCCAGATACATCACAAAAATCAACACCTGACCACACAACAGCGTGTATGACGTTCCGACCAGCAACTGCATGAGCAACAGCAATGCACGAGTTGTTGATGAATTTGGCGTTGTAGTTTTTAGTTGTGTTGTATGTGGCACTATTTACATAATCAATTTCTACTGGCTTTTGATAGTAAATAACTGCTGAATCAACACTTGTGAACAAGTTGTTTTGAACTACCAAGTTTTTGGTGTTCTTTGCTTCGATGGCGTTTCGGAAATCATGGATAACGCTGCCGCCAATAGCGTGCTGAACATTCTCACCAATGAATTGCAAATCACGCACCGTGACATTTTCAGTGGCCGCAGCTACATCGCTGTCAGGAGTTCCAACAAACACAATTGGGTAGGCCAATGCGTAAGTGCTGATGTCGGTGTTAAATCTACGCAGTTTAGAACTGTTACCAGCGCCAGCAAGTGTAATGTTGCTGTTGACAACCTTTACACCCCATCGGTCATTGGTGCCAATGTTGCGGGCGAGGCGGTATTCACCTGTCGGGAAAAACACAGTGCCACCCGTGGCCGCAAGGCTGTCAATTGCGGCTTGCACAGCTACTGTGTCATTGGTTGTACCGTCACCTGTTGCGCCAAAATCTTTGACGTTGACAACAGCGCCAGTAATCAGGGAATAGGAAACTTTTGTAAGTGCCATTTTTATGCCTGATAAGTAATTGAAAAAACCATGTCTGTTGTGGCAGCTTGTCCTTCTACTACAT